CTTTTATTTAACGACGAAGAAATAATTTCAATGCATATAGATTTAATTATACATTCTTATTTAAGAAATAATTTCTTCTTATAATATTTTATTAAAAATCATCCGTTAAGAAATGATTTGTTTATATATATTACAACGAATAATGATGTGAGAGTTTTTTATAATCAAAGATTATATACGTATTACTCACAAACGGTGCCCAGCAAAATCTGATCGGCATTTTTAATAACATCATTATTTGTAGGATAATAAATATCTGAAATTTGTTGTTCAAATGATTTAAAACAATATGATTTAAGATGTTTTATCATGGAATTTTCGATTTTAGCTTTCAAAGTGTTATAATAATCTTTTCCCCACATAGATGCAGATCTTAAGCAACTATCGACTGATTGGAAAACTAATTCCCAACGATCATTATGTTCACTTCTCTTAACCCAATTTAATTGTTCTTCAATAGAAATTTTGTCCAAATTAGCTAAACACTGATTTGGTACATCTGGATCAAGACGAAAACCTCTTTTAAGGAATGTAGCATCTTTCAAATCAATAGACTTGATTAATTCCGATCCCTTAGAAGCATTAGTAAATTTAATATTATGTTGTTCAAAGAATTTACTCATTGTAACAACATTAAATTTATCAATGTAAGCATCGCTAACACATGCTATAACATCATCACCATAAGTATAAAAAACAACGTTTTCATTGAATAATTTCATATTTGGTTCAACCAAGGAGCACCATGCCAGTCGAATATATAGTTTATTAATTTCAGAATTAATCTCAGCAGTAGCAAAAGAACCACTTATAATTCCAGAATTAGTAGAATAAAAATATTCGCGACATAAATGCGGAGAATTAATAAACTCTTCACGCATTACTTCAAGTTGATTTATATGCTCCTTATCAGCACCATAATGTTTATACCAAGTAATGATATTATTCAACGCTGCTTTTGCAACTTCTGAATCTGCTTGTGGTCCAAAATTAGAATAATCACCTTCTAGAACATTGGGAAACGTTTTCAATTGTTCATACAAATAAGCCCAGTCATTACTTTCTGGATTTATTGATATACCATGTTCTAAGGTTTTCCAATTTTTTCTATAAGACATTAACCAATCACCAAAAATACGTTTTCCAGCTATAACTTGTTGAACAGGAGAAATAGAAAAAACTCTAGTTCCTCCAGCTCTTCTTGCCTTCTCGACTTTTAAAAGTTCATCTTTTAAACAGTCTATAGCAGGAGAAAACGGCATTTGACGATTAATTCTCATCTTACGTTCCATAGCTAATAATTGTTTTAAATTACTTGAAATTGAATTTAAAATATATTTACCATCCTTTATTTCAGTATGAATAAAACCACGCTTACCTTGTATTCCACGTCCTCTAACATTTACAAGTGGATATCCTGGACTAGTTGTTAAGTCCAGTGCTTTAAAAGCATGTTCAGGAATACCTATAATAGCATCCTTTACAGATAATTCTTCCACTAAATAAGATCCATCTGGTTTTACTCTACAAGGAGGAGCACATTGCATCATCTTTCTATGAACATCTTCTGCGCAAATTTTTAAATGTTGTTTATTAAATGATAATGGAGGATTACCATGTTTCTTTACGCCTTCTACCATAGGATCAAAAAGATCCTTACATCTCCAATCAAATTGAGAAAGAGGAGCTGGTTCTTTATTTTGAACGGCAATTTCTTCATAAATCGGTGATTTTTCCAATTGTGTTTTTCCTTGAGCAAATGGTGTTTGATGAGATGGAACTTTACCAATAATTTTCAATTTTTTCATATAATCAGCAACATCCTCGTCCTTTATCTCCTCTAAATCTTCAAATGTTGGAATATCTATAGGTTCCTCAATACCTTTAAAGGTTTCTTTAAAGATCAATTCGCCATATCCTTGCTTACTAGAAGAGACGTTTCCAAAAGCATGAACTGCTATAGGAGCTTTTAATGAGATATTAAAAATTATAGACATGCAATTACCATTTTGTGAATAATTTTCATACTGAATAATATGATTAAAATTACTTAATGAAGTTGAATTTTTATTTGAAAATGGAGTAATTTTTGTAACGACATCAGGATGATCGGGTCTTTGAATATTACTAACTATATATACTTCTGGACCAGCTTTAGAAAATTGTCTCTCTGATATAAAATGTTTTGTTATGTCAGGAACCATACTTACACTAGCTGGAGCTCGCCATATTCCAAGTTCACTTGAACTCTCATCCGATTCACGCCACGTAAAATCACTTTGTTGAAAATTATCTGCAGTTAAAGTTATAGTAGTATTACCATCAATAAATTTAATTATATGACCACATTCCAAATTCTTATTAATATCTAAAAGATAATGTTTTAAAAAGAGAAAATCTCGGTTACTAACACCAAGAATAGGCAAAAATCTTAAATCCTTATTATTATCGTATTCTTCTTGACTTCCCATTGAAATATATCTGAAATTTCGACGCATTTTAGAAATTTTATCACTAAAATCTTGAGACTGAGGCCTTATTTGTTGTTGAAGTGAACGTAGATTACTACGTGTTGGAGCTCGTGCTTTACCTTTTGTTTGCAAACCATCATAAACTGTTTGAGGTCTTACATAATTATCACGATATTGATCTTGAAGTACCAACCAATCCAATTTCTTAAATGCTTCATTTTTAGACTTTGTCTCTTCATCATCAATTAATCCAAAATACAATAAAACACTTGAAATAACAAATGAAATCAATTTAAAGGTAGAAAATACAACACCAACACCAACAATTAAAATTAACAATTTACCAAATGTAGTTGATAATAATGGTTTAAGAGAATCAATTAACTGAGCTACTACTCTCTTCACAAGATCTTTAAATTTAATAAACATTTCCTTAAAGCGTATTAAAGGAGAATTTAATTTTGATTCAGATTTAAATAATGCTATAACTTTATCATTGATCATACAATCTTCCTTTTCACATGATATATTCTTTTGTTTTGCAATCCAATCTACCATAGTGCAATCGCAATATATTAAATAACCATTTTTACACATCCCACACATCAAAAAATTCTCGAAACGTTTATAAATTTCATAATATGAGAAAAGAGATAATAAACGCGAAAAATCCTTAATAAAAGTAGGATACGTAATCTCAAAATGATTAAGTATAGAATATATCTTATCAACTCTATCTTTATCCTTTTGAGATGAAACATAGGTCTTAAAAGATTCATATGGATCTATATTTTGAGGTTCAACAGTTGTTTCTTCTTCATTTTCATTCTTTAAAGCATTAGGAAATAATAGATCAGAAATAGTACCAAAAACATTATTCTTTAACATATAAAAATTATTAAAAACATCTTCATATAAACTACGTGTCATTTTAGCAAGATAGCTCTCGGAATTATCAATATCAATGACTTCAGTAATAAATTCATTTACCTTAGATTGAATATAATTTGGATCTTGTAAATTTTCATACGTGACTTCACTAAACAACGTACCAGTACGCCACATATTTTCTGCAATCATACGACGATTTCGAGCTTCTTCTGCACGTTGACGATGTATTTTAAAATGACTAGCTGCATGTTTCTTTAGTTCTTCATAGTTCATCCACTTCGTCCACATGTCTTCTTGATATTTATATGGATCTAAATGAACACGAAATAAGAGATGTTTAAAATTAGAAACTACTTCCATAGGAAGATCAGATGCTTTATCCTTCCCATATTGTTTAACTACTGAAGGATTCATTTTACTATGAATTTTATATTGTAAACGACGATTTAATGCACTATTATCCATAACAGTATCATGATTAATATGTTTTAAATTACTATTAATATAAATTAAAGCAGGTGCAGACATTTTCTTCTTATCTTCTAATGCTGCTTGTTTTGGTCTCCAAGTAGCAGACGTAGCCGCACTATATAACAGATCAAATTGTTTTAATACTACATCTTTATCATTAATAGCAAGAAAATCATCAATATATACACAAGGTTGAGTTGTTAAACCATCATAATGATCAGATGTACTTGATACTGTATACATTAATTCACCATCAGATCTAATATTTTCTACAGAAAACAAATGAGCAACTAAATCAGTACTTAGTTCAGACTTTCCAATACCTGTGAGACCAAAATTATAAATTACAAAAGGAACTTCACGAATATGCGATATAAAACCATTTACAGCCAATTCATCATATTTTTCTCCAATACGCTTAAAATAATTATTAAAAAGCATACCAGCTTTATCTTTTGATTGAACCAACTGTGCTTGTAAAGATCTTCCTACAAGATAACATACACGTACTCTAACTTGAAGAGCTGGAGTAGAAGCTATATTCGTAATATTAATAGGATCACACAGGAAATCTACTTCTTTAATCCAATTACCAATTAATTGACCATTATTCATTATTTTACTTAATAAGACACCTTCTTTGGTGGTACCTACAATATAATGTTTTGCTCTTAAGAATATATCAGATAATAAATCAATGTGGCTTTTAAGAAAACTAGTTAAAGCATTACCACATTGCAAACTTTCTTTTAAAACTTTTGAGAAATTTCCAGCAATAGATTTTACATTGAGAGAATTAGAACTTATACCAATTAGTGCACAAATAGAAGTTGCAAAAATAGAGATATATGAAATTAAAAACTTATCTCCATTATCCTCATGATTTTGAGGTTGAATATCATCACTATTTTCAAAGTTGGGTTGAGAGGAAAATAGTTTCAGAGAACTGAGATAAGATAAAAATTTTGAACATAAATCAGGAATAAGTTTTAAAGAAAATAAACCAAATTTAACGAAGAGCATTAAAACTGCCCAAATACAATTATACCAAGTCTTACTTATTACACAATGTCCGATTTGAGTTATAAACTCTAATAAGACACTGGATAAATTAAAATCCTGAAACAAAGATTTGAGACCTTCAACTTGATTAATAAGAGTGTTTTTAAATTCTTCCATAAATGGAAGAGAAGTCTCCATAAAACCTTCACATAATCCACTTCCAATTTCTTTTGATAGATCTTTATTTAATTGAGATGATAAACCTTCACCCAA